AGATATAAATGTAGCGGTGTCCGACAACTCAGCTACAGCGTTTACAATAAAACAAGGGTCAGATAACTATCTTGTTGTGGATACAGGGGACGGTGGTGAGTCTGTGGCGATAGGAACAGGTATATCAGGGACCGCTATATCCATAGGGCATACGACATCAGAGACAACAGTAAACGATAATCTTACGGTTACAGGTAATCTAACAGTAAGTGGTACAACTACAACAGTAGATAGCACGACCATAAATGTTCAGAATACCTTGGTCTTTGAAGGATCTACCCCTGACGCACATGAAACAACACTCACAACGGTTGATCCTACAGCCGATAGAACGATAAGTTTGCCAAACCAATCAGGCACTTTGCCAGTTCTTGCAGCAGCGAGTACCACACAGATTACATCCACACCAGAGGAGTTGAACCTACTTGATGGTGTATCAGGATTAGTACAAGCGGATTTTACTAAACTTGCCGCAGTTGATTCTACAGCAGCAGAGTTAAACTTGCTTGATGGCGATACGTCTGTAGGTAGTTCTATAACAATAGCTGACAGTGACGGAATAATCGTTAATGATGGTGGCACAATGAAATCTGTCCCTGCTTCTGATGTTAAAACCTACGCATCGGCAGACTCAGCTACTAAAGGCTTTGCCACAGCGATGGCGATAGCATTGTAAAGGAGAATATATGGCACAAGATTTTGAACGAAATACAGCCAACGGTGTAGGCACAAGTGCCGTAACTTTACGAACAGCAAACTCAGATGACGCTATAGTTGGGATTATGGTAGCAAATGTAACCTCTTCGCAGATTACAGTAGAGGTATACATAAACGATAGTTCCAACGATATTCATCTAATTAAAGATGCACCCATACCTGCGGGATCAGCACTACAGATATTAGACGGTGGAGCAAAGGTTGTAATGCAGTCTGGTGATGCACTAAAAGTAAAAAGTAATACGGCAAGCAGTGCAGATGTTTGGGTTTCTGTGGTGGATGCCATTAGCACATAGGAGGAGTTATGCCATA